TTTCCCTAGTTTGGATGTTGCACAGCCTTACCATCGCAATCCTGAGAAGATTGCCAACAAGGTCTACGCTGACCGCATGGGCAATGGAAATGAAGCCTCTGGAGAGGGTTTTAAGTACCGTGGAAGGGGTTTGATTCAGTTGACAGGCAAAGACAACTATAGGGCTTGTGGAGAGGCTTTGGGAGTTGATCTACTGGATAACCCTGACTTGGTGTCATCTCCTCAGTATGCCGCCTTGTCCGCAGGGTGGTTTTGGGACAAGAATAAGCTGAATCAGTTTGCTGATGCCAACGATATGACGGGTCTGACCAAGAGAATCAATGGCGGCACACATGGTTTGGATGACAGGGTTGCCCGAACCCAGACTGCCATTGATGTTCTGATGGCTTAATCGTCAAAGAAGTGGAGTATTACCCAAACACCTAGTGCGAGTAATGCTCCACCAAACGCCAAAAGAATTATTATGTTAAGTACATTTTCAATCATCTTGGCTCTCCAATCATCTGTTTTGTGTTGAATAAGTCCTTGTACTGAGGATACTTAGCTTGCCAGAGTCTTGCATAAAAGGCAATGTAGTCATTGCTGATCTTGAAGTCTGAGCCTGTTGTGACTATGGTGACTTCCCACCTGATTCTATTGATTATCAGCCAGTGACTGACCTTCTTACGCCCTAGTCCTACTGCTTCTAGAGCAAACTTCTCGAAATACTGCCAAACCTGTGGATTCTCCTTATGCCATTCCCACCAGATTTGTTTGCGTTCTTCAAAACTCAAAGTCATATCAACTCCTATTTAAAACTTTACTCCAAAGAAAACCACCAGCAACTTTTGCTACAAATTGCAATGCAACAATTTCAAGCATCAAACCGCCAAAAGCTATTGTTGGGAAAACTACTGAATCAACAGCAGAGCCAGCAACATTTGAGCCATTGGCACGAATCATCCATTCTTTATGTTTAAGGTATTGGTATACCAGTGAATCAACTAACATTGACAAGCTAAATGCCGCCAAGGAAGCAAATGCAATCATGCCTGTTGCTGGATTGATTACATAAGAAACAATGCTTGCTGTTGCAATAAGACCGCCCATTTTTATGGGTAATTTGTCTCCTTCCCACAAGTCATGCAGTTTGTCCCGCAAAGACAAGTCCAATCCAATCAAGACAAAGGCATTGACTAAGCTAAACCAAACTCCTAACCATGCAACCAAAAGGTTGGCGGCAACCAATGCGGCAATATAAATTCCTGCGTAAATCATAATAATACTCCTTGTTCAACTTGATAAAAACTCCAAACTGGTGGGGCATTATGTGCCTCAATCCTGCTTCTCATTACTTGCGCTCTTGCTTCTTTTGTTGGAGGAGGGTAGTTGCCATTTTTCCACTTCCCATCCATTCCAACATTGCGAGCTATATTGGTTGAATCGGCACTCGCAAAAGGAAGTTTTGTGAATATTGCAGGGTCTAACATCCTTAAACCATGCAATTTACAGAATGGTCTGCCCAAATCATCACAAATTACCCTCATTGCTTGCCCCATCTTTGACCACCATTGAAAAGTCCCAATAGTTGCGTATTCACCTGAACTGCCAATGCAAACCCGAACATAGGTGTTGGCTAATTGTTCAAGTCTTTCAAGGGATTCGTGCATATGCCAAACAGGTGCGCCAAACCATAAGGGTAATGGGTTATCCCGCAACAAAGCATCGTTGTCTTCCTCTGTCCCATCAATGACATCAGGTAAAACAGCAAAGTCGCACGATGGTACTTTTTTAAGGTTTAATGCCCAATCGTAAAAAGGTCGCCAATCTTTTATAGGTTTGCCTGATTTCCATGCGCTAAAAGCTCCATTATCAATAGCAAAAGATTGAGCTACTTCAATGGCTGTTGCTATTTGTTCAGGATGAGCATATGAAACAAACGCATGACCCGCTTGCACAGCATAGTTAGCTACAGGCGTTGGTGTTATTGGAAGTCCGTGATAATGAATCATATCAACTCCTATCAAAGTTAGTGGGTACTCACTTGCGCTTTCCCCTCCGTTCTAATTAAAACGGTATATCTGAATCCATGTCCTCAATCTTGGCTTTAGGCTTGCTTTGAGGCTGTGGTTGGTCGTCTTTAGGGCTAACGGCTAATCCCATGAACTTGCCGTTCTTACCCTCTTTAATCCATGCTGAGAGCCAATAATCCTGACCATCAACCCGAATGTTCCCTTTGTAGTCGGGAAAAGTAGGTTTATCTTTTTTATCGTTTTTAAACAAAACACCTGAGTTGTCACGCTGTTCCATGTTTACACCTTAATTTCATTAAGTTTTTTAACTTTGTCATCCACTTCCGCAAGAAACTGGATAACTTCACTTTCGAGTTCTGCAATATAGACATCATTGCGCTCGATTCTTTTGACAAACAGTTGAAGGTGCGCTGGCATTCGTGGGTCGAAACTTACGAAATCACACCAACTTCTGTTCGTACAAGCCATTTGCCACTGCATTTGATCGTAATACTTCTTGACAGGTTCAGCACCTAAGAGAGTTTCGATATGCGTGGAAGTGTTGGGACACTTGATCTCTAGGCATCCCCAATTGCCAACAAAGCCATCAGGAGAGGCAGAAGACATGGGAATGGTTGGATGGTCAATAGACCCTACTTGATCGACTGTATTGCCTGTTTTGATCTCGTATGCGGCTCTGGCAAAGGGTTCGTTCTCAGTTCCCCATTCCATTGCAACATTTGAGTAGGATTCAGCAATAGTCTGAGTCATGCGCTCGACTACCAACTGTGCCATATAGTTTGCTCTGCTTGCGCTGTAGCCTGTCTTTGTCTTAGCAACAATGTCAGAGATTCTGGATGCTGTAGCTTTGCCACAACGCTGTGCAAACCATTCGGCAGAAAGTTGTTCAATATCGCTCATGCTTCCCTCGCTTTCAACATTGCGTCTGCATATTGATATGCCTTGCCACTTACAAAATCAAGTGTGGTGTTGTCGTGACTGCTGATAATGGCTTGCATAGCCTTTGCCGCAAAGTAATCACGCAAGGTCATGCCATCTTGATTAAGCAATCCATCTGGAAATGCTTGTTGTTCGTCATTCATTTCAATGCTCCTTTACGCTTTTCTTTGGCATCAATCACTTTTTTCTGCCAAGACTTATCAGAACCGCAAGCACTGTAAGCAACTGTGTAAACATTCTTCAACTCCTCAATCGTGGATGCCGCTTCAATAGCCGCCAAATGGTCAATCATGCTGTTGACATCTATGTCTGAACCCTCGCCTTCAGGCAAGTCTTCTCCAGCATAGATATACAAGCCCAATCCATGCAAAGACAATGCCTTGGTCATGCAACGCATGATGGCAGTGTTGACTGCAAACGCATCGGGATTAGGGATTGCTTTGTTTCGGAAATCCATCACTGGAAGTTGGCAAGTCATTGGTTTGCCAAACATTTTGACTGTCACGAACACCATTGCAGTGCCGTTTATATCCATGTAACACTTGTCGCCAAACATCTCGACTTCGTAAGCGGCATCGGGGTCTGCTTTAAGAGCTTCAGCCCATGCCCACGCCCATGAAAGATATGTCAAATTTGCTTTTTTCTCAGTATGTTCGTTGACATTCTTACTGAGAAGACTTAACACCTGTTCTTGTTTCATTCCTTGACTCCCATTACATCGTTGAAAATATCCATCGCCTCTTGATTTACTGCCCACATTGCCAACAGCGTTAGATCGCTGTGCATCTGGGCAATATCTTTATTGAACCCTGCGAATTTTTTGTGGAGACATTTCTGCTCCAGACTCTTTGTGGTTCTTTCCATTCGCATTAGGATTGTTGAATAATCCAGCATTGTTTACTCCTGTTGAATGCTTCTTCCATGTTGCTGACACATCTGTCAACGCTGAGTTCACATACCCAAATGTAGGGTCGGTGATGAGTTTGGATGGCATAACCACCCGTTGCGTCTTAGGTTGTTCTTTCACTCGCCTAGCCGCCTTTCTGAGCAATCTCTGACGCTCTTTCAAACTGAGTGTGGGTGTCCAAATCTCGAAATAAGATAAAAAACGAGTCATCACAACATTTATCTGTTGGGTTGCGAGGTTTAATACAGAACGCACAGTAATATTCATTGGAATGCTCCTCAATGATTCTCTCAAGATTCAGCTTAGTTTTCATTGCTGACCTCTCTCGTAAGGGTTGATTTTAGGTAATTTGGGGGTGTTCTGTGCAATTGCTTCACGAGCCAATTCTGCTCTGTAATAACGCCACAATTCGAGTTCTTCCTCACTGTCAATCCATTTTGTCAGGGGAATATCACAGGCTAACTGTGCAAGTCTCTCTGCTTTGAGTTCGACTCGTGATCGAACCATGTCTGCAACATCAGCCCATGCGTTTGACTGTATTGCTTCTACGATAGCCTGACTATCGCATATCGCATCTGCAACATCTTCTGAGTTCAGGTCTTGCAGTGCCATCCACTTTTCTCTTTCAAAATCCATCATTCACTCCTGTTAAAAAACCTATCAATGTGTGTATTCTGTCAGACATTATCGTAATTGATATAGGGGATTTCCCTAGTGCATTTATGAATGTCTGCAAGTGACTTGTTAGTGAACACTTTGCCGCAAAGCAAGCAAATCCAAGCAACTCCCATCTTTACCTCGGTTCTGCGCTTGCCGCTTTCACCTCTTTGGCGACCAAAGAATGTTCTGATTTGCTGAATCATTTTTTGTTGGACAGTGCTTTTGAGTAAATGAAGACTTGGTTTTGCTCATGGATGCCACGCTTGTCTTGTTTGCGCTTGGCATATTCCTCTCCTTGCTTAAACCGCTTCATCTTTGTGTCTGTCAACCAGACAGATGACTGACCTTTGTAATCGAATGCTGATTTCATGCGTTTCCTCTGGCTCTGATGGCTTCAGCCTCTATCCCAACTTCATTTTCTTGTGCCTCTGGACACATTCTTTTAAATACTCGTTCACATATCAATGCACACGCCTCACGCTCTTTGGCGGCTACCAGTTTGGCAAAGTCACTTAGTTTTGCCATGATGATTGGCGCAACCAAACTATCAGGCCAATCAGCCTGTCTAGCCATCTCAATGATTTCATCTTGTGTCATTTCTTCTTCCTCGGTTTGCATTGATACTCAATGCGCGTTTCTTGCTGCCTGATTTGCTCGCGGCGTTTCATGCCGATTTTCTTGCCCAATGTGATCATCTTCAATTCAGCGTCACGCGTCCAGATTGATGGCTGGCCTTTGTAGTCCCAAGGTGAATTCATGTGTTCTCCAACTTGACGCACTCCATGCCTTCCCACTTGCACACAGGTTCTTCCTTACACTGAATGACAAAGCCTTCGATGTCACCATCACCGCCGCAGGACTGCACCTCATACCCGTAGTCACCAATTTGCACAATCATTGGTACATCAGGGTTAATCATGTCGCTTTTGTCTTTCCATTTACTTGTTTGCCATTCATGCTCAACATCCATCATGGTTGCCATGACAAAGCGCATACTTTGTGATTTCAGAATCATTGTGGGTTCTCCTCGTCATCAAAATTCATTTCAGGTGGGTGTTCAATGTCGTCATGCACAATTACGCCATGCTCATCTGCTGGCAAAAACCTGCCGCAAACCACACAGTAGTAACCTTCTTTGTTCATGTGTTTTTCTCCTCGGCAAAGCCGTTCTTTTGCTTGAGTTTGGCTTCGACGGCTCGTGCAAAGTCTTGCGAACTGATGTATCTTTCGCCGTTGTGCTTCAAAGCAGTGATTTCCTCATCCGTCAGCCCTACCCATGTGCGCTGTGGTGGGGTGGTGTAGAGTGGCGTTTGAAAATCTCCGTATTGATTGACGCTAAAGTCATACGCATCCCAATCGTCACCGGGCATATTGATGCGCTTCATCCACGCTACAGGCTCTTGCTCATGTCGCTGTTTCTGCATTTCATCGACATATTCTTTTGATATGTCGTTAGTAGCGACATTTGCCAAGGCTTTTTCAACAACTGCAATGGCTTCTGATGTACCGCAAGGTTCGCCACCATGACACCACTTCAACGCTTCAAGCACCAGCGTCAATTCATCTTGTGTCATAGCGGGTCACCTCCGCAGTGTGGGCATCGTGCAATGATGGTCAAAATATGGCGTTTGCATTTGGTGCAAATGTAGATTTGTCTCATGCTTCACTCCTTAAACCCAACAACAGCTAATTCAGACAATGCTTTGAAATCATCTCTGTCCATCGTGATGGAAACGCTACTGTCTTTGCCAATGCCGACAATGCTTGTGACCCATCCCTTTCCCCAATATTCTGTCTTCTTGGCGGCTCTCTGAAAACCATTGCGTCTGACAAGCTCAAACAGCAACTGCTCATCTGAGAATGTTTCAATGCTTCTGTCCCATTTAGTGTCTTTGCTCATGTGTTTCCCCTTGCTCTGATTTTTGCGGCAAACACTTCACCGCCTTTGATGATTCCATCCTCACACAATTTTGCACACGCCTCACGCTCTGCCCTAACTGCGGCTTCACGGGATTCATGCAACTCACGCATGACTTCTATGACCGCCAACTCATGCTTGAGCATGATGGCTTTAATCATCTCAATGGGCTTCTCAATCATTGCCAGTGCCGCAGCTTTGTTTTGGTCAGTTTCGTTTTGGGCTTGAGTGATTGCCTCTTGGTGTAGTTTGCTTAATGACTTCATCGCTTCATTCCCCTGATAAAAATTGCAAAAGAACTCAATGTGTCATTGCCAAAGCATTTCATCTTCTCAATCTCGACTGCCACTTCTTCCAAAATGTCGTTTCTGAGTTCGTCGTAGACTTGTTGTTGGGTCTTCCATTCAGACATAGATTCCTCGCTTTTCACAGACGGTTGCATAGTTTTTTGCCTTTCTTTTGTGAAGCCTGACACAAGCCTTCAAGAGACTTTTCTTCTTGCTGATGACTTGGATACTCTGT